TACATCTTGTGTTGGCTCTGTAACAAGAAGGGTTAATTCATAATCATCAGGTGTTGCACCTTCAAATGTAATTCTATCTGCAAATGTTGGTGTTGTAGATACTGTTGCAGTAATCTTTCCTGATGTGTCATTATATGAAAATGAGATACCGCTCTGAGAGCCATCAAACATGGCTGCTGTGGTATCTTGTAAAAATTCTGTAGATGCTTCTGTAAGGACTGTTGATCCATTTACAGTAGCCGATGCGCCTTCAACTACCAGGCCATTTTTAATGCGAAAGGCTTTGTCGACTGTAGCCATTTACTTCTCCTTTAGGTCAGGCCTTCAAACCTGTACGGTAGAACCGCATGGTCATCGGGCTTAGTGCTGGTGTAACTGTCATGCTAATTGTACCAGAATTTAAATTAGCAGTGATATTTCCTACATTGCTATTTGTATTAGCAACAGAGGCAAATTCTGTAATATTTTGATTGGTACCATCAAAAACTATGTTTATTTCTGCACTTCTATATGAAGAAGATCCAGCATGGGACATTTGAACCATGTACTTGATTGTTCTCCAGGTAGATGTGTCTATTGTGTCAAATACTGTTGCTGATTCAATACCGTTGATTGTTACCGAGTTGTTTCCATCTCCACCAAGGGAGTCTGCTCTGTATGATGTGGTATCTATTAAATCAGTAAAGTCTGAACCTGTTGGCCTGTCGCCAGTCTCAAATTTTGCTTTAAGGGTGTTTATTGGTATAACGGCCATATCTTAGATTATATCATAAAATATAGTTATTTAATCCGATGATGGCTATGCCAATCGGCGGTACATTAATTGGAGAATAGGCTGGAACAGTTATATTAGTAATTCTAATCTTAAAAGGAAGTTCACTTATTACCAAGGCCTGGCGTTTTTTACATGTTGGATTTACTTCTATTACTCTGTTGGCTTCAGTATTGATTACTTTTGCTAGAGCCATTTTTAAGTAATGTCTTCAATCATTTTAACCTTACCCTGCAAAACTGTCCAAACAACTGCATTACCGCTATTAGCCATCTGAATATCAAACTCGTCATCTGTTTCTAAAAGTTCTGTTTCATCATACTCAAGATAAACTGTGAACTCTCCGTCTGGCTCGCCTTCTTCTGCAGAAGGTGTTACTGTTAAAATTACAGAAGATGTATTTGGTCTAGCAAAGTCCATTGTAATTGTCCAGTCTTCAATTATTAATGGATCACCAGCATCATCTTGTACATACATTTTAAAAGATGCTGTATCTCCTCTAACAATTGTCCAGATAGATTGTGGTGGCTCTGAACCAATTTGATAAGGTGTTTGACTTCTATATTGTGCCATTATGATAATCCTGCTTTCATTGATCCCCACGTACCATTGCCTTTAAAAGATCCTACAAGAATAACACCAGTAGTGCTATTTGATTTTGCAACAATTCCAACTACTCCAGAATTTGTTGTAGCAGTAATTGGCTGAGTTGCTGTAAGACCACCGCTTGATCCAACATATAGCCTATCTCCAGCGGCATACGAAGAAGTATTAACTTCAGTAAATACACCTGATATAACAACAACTCCATCATTACCATTTCCAATTGCAGATTGTGCTAATCCAATTACTGGAAATGTAGCAATACTTGATGCTTGTGATTTTGCTACTCTTGGTTTGCTGGTACCAAAACCTGATATGTATACAGGATCACCCTTAGCAATAGAAACACCACTATTGTTTACAACTTCTAATGTATGAAATGGTAATCCAATTGTAGGTAAAATAACCTCAATACGCTCAGCAAGTGATTGAATATCCCCTGCTACGTTTACAGGGTCTGAGTTAACTGGATACGGTAAATCATATACCGTTGTTTCGCCTGATGCCATAGTCTTATTATTATACCACTTGCAATTAAAATAATTTTGATTATTATTACGTATATTTGACTTAAAAGGCCAAAAGATGCTATAATTAGAGTATGCTACTGCAAAGTAGCATTTGTAGTCTAGGAGGAAAAACTTGAGAGACAACAAAATACTATCGGGGGTTCTTGTAACATTGCTTACTTTAACATTATTAAATAATGGTCTTGGTATTGCACATGCTACAAAGAACAATTTACTAAGTAGTACCGCCGTAAGCCAACCTGCCGCCGACAAAGCGGCTTTTTTGCTTTCTAAGCCTACTACTGATGTGGTGCTTGCTAAGTATGCGGACGCTACAAGTTTGACTGACAGCCAGTTGGTTGAATTACTGAAAGCCGTTGGATTTAAGGGAGAAAGACTAAAGACTGCTTGGGCTGTTGCCAAGGCAGAATCTAATGGCCGTCCCTTTGCTTTTAATGGCAATGCTGAGACGGGAGACTCCTCATATGGAATCTTCCAGATCAACATGATCGGTAATTTAGGTCCAGATAGAAAAGATAAATTCAATCTTGATTTAAATGCTGAACTCTTTAGCCCAGTCAAAAATGCCCAAATCGTGTTTCACATGACAAAAGGCGGTAAGGACTGGAGTTCATGGTCATCTATGAAAAACGGTGCCACGAATAAATGGTTAAAGAAATTTCCTAATCATTTGATTTAAGGGATAAAAAATACCCCCATTGGAGAATATCCTTTGGGGGTTATTTTTTTTATTTAATTATTAAGCAGGATCTTCTGCTTCCATTTCAGCAAGAATTCTTGCATCTATCATTGCTTGATTTTCTTGCGCTATACCTATTTCATATAGGTAATCAATGGTGGGTGGAGTAAAACTAGTGCCGTCATACGTTGACCACATTTCTGGCTTATCTTCTCCAACCCATACTGCATCATCAAAGCCGTGTTCAAGTGCAACTGCATCGGCTAAGGCTTCATCTTGTGAAGCAAATACTGCTACTTGCTGAACTCGATTGTCTTTAAGAAATACATAATATTGTTCCATAATTTTTATTCTCCTTATGACCAGTAAGTTACTCGACAGTAACCTGAGCCGCCAGCGCCGCCTGATTGGTTTCCGCCGGCGTTACTTGCTGCGCCTCCGCCGCCACTACCAGTGTTTGCAGTTGCAGCACCGCCTGCGCCACCACTTGCTGCGCCTGAACCGCCGCCAGATGACCCCATACCTGCCCAGTTATTTCCAGCGCCACCGCCTCCGCCACCGAATTGACCAATACCTATTCCGCCATCATATCCTGTACCGCTTTGTCCGCTTGCGTGACTACCAGCAGAACCTTGTGAACCTGCTCCGCCACGGTTTAAGTTGCCAGCAGTACCACTAACCGCTCCAAAATTAGGAGCGCCAGCAATTCCGCCGCCTCCTCCGCCGAAACGACCTCCGCCGCCGCAACCGCCACTATTTCCTCCATCAATACCTCCGCCTGCACCACCGCCACCGCCAATTGCCGTTGCTAAAGCGCCGAATGTTGAGTTTGCGCCGTTGCTACCACTTCCGTCGCTAGTTCCACCTGCGCCACCTGCTCCAATGGTTACAGTGTATGCGGTTCCAGGAACCACAGTTATTGCTTGATTAACTAGACCACCTGCTCCACCACCACCTGCAGGTGAATTTGAACTTGAATTGAGAGAACCACCACCACCGCCACCACCTGCGACCATAAATAATTCTACGGTTGTAACGTTAGAAGGAACAGTAAATGTTCCAGTACTTGTAAATTCTTGTACTTTTTGTGTTACGCCGCCTCCAGCGGCTGGAATTACTGCAATACCCATATTAAGATACCTCCACACCAGATATGTGGAAATTAACAGAAGTAGCAGAAGCAAGTCCTGTAATAGTTTGTGCTGCAGTTAGTACTTGTTTTAGATCAACATATACCGTTGAATTTGCAGCGATAGCAGTTGTTGTATGCAATGCAACTGAATTAAGTGCAAGTGTAAATGTTTGCGCTGACCCTGATGTATTTGTTACAGCAATATTTGATACTACTGTAGTAGTTGATGAGGGTACTGTATATAGTGTTGTACTTGATGTGGCTGCCGCCGTTCTAGCAAGTACCTTTGTTAATGTAGCCATTAGTTACTACCTTTCATGTTAGAGTGCTCCCATAAGAAGGAGTGTTAATTCATCTATAATACTTCCTGGTGCATTTGTTCCAGATAATACTATATCTCCAGAAACGGTTAGGCTTGTTAGTGTACCAGTTGAAGTAATAGATGAAAGGTTTCCTGTTGTTATTACTGTACCGTCGACATTTGGCAAAGTAATTGTTCTATCTGCTGTAGGATCAACTACTGTAAGAGTAGTTTCATTAGCATCTGCAGAAGAACCTTCAAAAACAATACTTGAATCATTTAGTGTTAAACCTGTTACAGTTGGTGTTGTAATAACAGGACTTGTTAAAGTTTTATTAGTCATTGTAAGAGTATTGCTTGTTGTTGCTACTACTGTTGTATCAACAGAAAGAGTAACTGTTCCTGATGTACCGCCGCCTGAAAGACCAGTTCCAGCAGTTACACCATTAATGTCTCCATCATTTGCAACCCAAGCGGTACCATTATAAAATTGAATTTGATTAAGTGGTGATCCACCAGCATCTTGTCTTACAAAAACAAGAGTACCTGCAACTGGTGCTGTCAAAGCAGCATCACGAGCAGCAGGGTTTAGAAAATTATTAAAACCATCTCTTAAAATAACAGTAGCATCAGTAGTTACAGTATTTAAAAATGTTTGTGCGCCAGCCCATTCGTATCCTGCGGCGGTATCAATCTTGGCACCAACGGCATACCAAACACCATCAGTAGAAGTTGCTCCAGCCTGGAACATATATGTTGGTTTGCCTGAATTATCAAATGTAATTGCCATGATTGTATTATAGCAGATTTATTGTCTGCTATGCCTCCTTATTTTGTTAGTGCTTGGGCTTCTTCTTCAGTAAGGCCAAGTGCAAGTAATTTTGCAATACCGCTTTGACGTGTCGCTTCCTTGGCATTTGCTTCAGCCTGTGCTGCTGCCTGTGCCTCTTCATAAGCAATACGATCTGTTTCCATTTGAGCAATTTCTTCAGCGGTAAGCGGAATAATTGTTTGCTCTCCTGTTTCACAGTTTATTTCTAGTCTTGTTGGTACTTCTGACATTATTTTTCTCCTTTTGTTAGATTAAAAGTATACACCATATCTCCTTATGAGTTTTTGATGCCGTATAGATAGAAAGATGAACCTGCTACAAAACTGTTATTTAATCCGAATATCAACAAAGAATTAATTGCTGATGTATCTTGCGTTAAATTTGCTACTGCCTGTAAATATGCGGTAGATGAGTTATTTTCCATAAAACTTGTAGAAGAAACGGCTTTTTTATTAGAACCAGTATAATTTGGTATGTAAATTTCAGATGACCCAAATGTATTTGCTGTTGCAGAAGCACCATCTGTTGGTCCTGAACGAAACTCTGTAGTTCCACCCGTTCCTGCATTTCCAGAACCAGGAAACCCAGAACTTGCTTCTAAGTAGGTATAGGAGTAAACTGTTGAAGAGTTACTATTTGGTCTAACGCAAATAACATCTACTGCATTTGTTCTGCTAGTTCTGCTTGATATTTGCAGAACAAGGTCGGTATATGTTTGCGGAATGCTAGAAAAAGTAACACTACCAGGACTTGATAAGACCGTACTGGCAATTAAAGTATACGTTGTTGGCATAATTAGGCCGCCTTAATTCCATAGAGAGTTGCTGTAGTACCAACACTAAATGTGCGGGCAGAAAGAAGATAAAGGTCAATTCTGTTTATAGCACTAGTACTTCTATATAAATTTACTTGTCTGTTTACATATCCAGACCCATTTCTATCATTTGAAAAAGTTGATAAAAAAGTTTTAAAAGTACTGCCCGAATAACTAAAAATATCTATAGTAAATAATGCTTGTCCGCTTAAATCAGCACCAAGATTCAAATATGCAAAAGCATTGTTTTGTACCTGCCCTGTTCCAGCAGTACTGCCATTCCCTGATAAATATGTTGAAGATACCAACCCTGAACTTTCATTATTTAGTTTTATCACTGCATCAGCGGTAGCGCTTACTCCAGCAACGGTAAGAACTACCCGTAAATCTGTGTAAGAAGAAGTTATGCTGGAAAATGTAATAGTGTTTGTAGCACTGCCTAAGGTTGTGGTAGCGATTGGTTCGTATGTTGCTGGCATTTTTATTACCCCTTAATTCCGTATAGTGCAACCGTTGCTGGGTTTACATCACCAAACTGTAATGTTATAGCATTAATTGCAAAATTTTCTGTCCATAAACCTGAACCTACTTGAACTAGACCTGAACCATTGTTATCGTAACCATTTACATATCTAACCGTGGTTGCTTTTGTGGTTGATGCGTAGTCAAGAATGTCTATAATTCCAACTGTAGGATTAGACTTTGAAGTTCCAAGTTCGCCAGGTCTAATGTTGGTAGTACTTGAACCAGCACTGGCTGAAACAGTAGAGCCATTTCCACGCAGATAGTGCCAAGCATAAGAAGCAGTTGTGTTGTTGTTAAGTTGTAAAAGCATAGCACCTGCTCCATCATCAGCAACTCTATACCTTATTTGTAAGTGTTTGTATGTAGAAGGTATAGAGTTAAATTGAGCAATGTATGTTGGAGTTGAGAAAGTTAACGTAGCAATAGACTCATACGAATTTGGCTCTGCTGGTGTCACAGAGTTAGATGCAGCAGATGCGGTTGATGTTCCATTAGCGTTTGTTGCTGTAACTGCAAATGTGTACGCTGTTCCGGTTGTAAGACCAGATACTGTGATTGGGCTTGCACCTGTTCCAGTCAAGGATCCTGGAGACGAAGTT